GCTTTTGTTTTTGGTCCTGGATTATCACAATTATGTCTGGCTCTAAAAGACTTACGTCTTGCTGGGTCATCTCTTTTAATTGATAAACCAGTTGTATCACCGAATGATACTTTCTTTATCTTATCGCCATCTTTTACATAAACATAAAACTTCTTAGAACCACCTCTGATAGGGTCGTTTAGTTTTACTTTTTTACCTTGGTATTCTGCTTCTTGTATACCTTCTTGTTCATGTTCATAGATAACTTCGTCTGATTTTTTATCTATGTCTTCAAATTGTTTTAATGTTTTCATTATGCTAAGTCCTTATCATGGTTTAAGTTACCTTTTTTTCTTTTAACTATAAACGCATTAACTCTAGCGTAACCCCATTGTTGTGGAGTTGTACCAGGTCTATGTCCAGTCTTCCATGCAGCCATACCTCTGTCATAAACTTTCTTTAGTGTGCCATATGAGATACCAGACTTGTCTGCTTTCTTTTGAAGAGCATCTAATTTCTCAGACATTGCTTTCTGAGTTTTCTCCATCATCTTGTTAACAACTTTACCTAATTGTTCTTCCCAAGTATCGCCATATCTCTTTTGATACTTAGCAATAGTTGCTTCACTCTCTGCCCATTCTTTAATATCTTTTAAATGTATTCCATATTCTACTGGATCAAACTTGCCCATGTGTGGTGCCATTGCAAATTTATTTGCTTTCTCTTTTGGCGTAATCTTCTTAGCATGGTCAGCATAATCTTTTCCGATTTCAACTGCTTCACCTTGTGCTCGTTTAATCTGTTGTTGAGTAGGTGCGCCTTTCTCACCTTTCTTTCTCATTGGTCTGCCTTCTTTTCTTTTCTTATGAATGTTCGCCCAAAGGCCAGGTCGACTTTCATTCACTTCACCGTACATCTTTTTAAATTGTTTAGTGTATGTACTTGGTTTCGTTTTCGCATCTTTATCACCAGGTGCTGGTTTGTATGCGTTCGGATTATCATCATCCATCTTAGAGCCTTTCTTAAAGTGAGCTGCCCTTTTATCTTTAGTTTTCTTAGACACTCCCTTATAATATTTCTTTGGTTGTGTACCAGGTTTATCATCTACATCGGGATCCTGTTTAACTTTAACGTCTTCTAAGTAGTCGTCATCGTCATCGTCTAATGTATCAGAATTTTTCTGTAACACAACGTCTTTTACTTTTTCTTTTTGTACGTCTGTTGATTCCATCATTTCTATTTGTGCATCATCTACAGCACAACATTCATGTAACCAAGCTTTCTTAACTCCACCGTCTTCCATTTCATATACGAGATAGTTGGTTCCCCTTTTAATGATTTTACCAATAGAACAATCATTCATATTTTCTACATAATCACCGATCTCAAATATATTTTCTTCAATATATTCTTGTCTTAGTTCTTGTTTTTCAAAGTCTTCTAAACTCATTATAGGTTTCATTTGAACTCCAAATCCTTTTTGTGATTTAATGCCCATTGCTGTTCTTAAATCTTTAAATAGTTTCTTTCCATCTGCGTCTTTCATTTTGACTGGCAGACCTCTTCTAAAGCTGTTATAGTCTCCTCTAACAGCATACAATCTCATTTTAGTACCTGATATTCCAGAAGTACCTTGTGCGTCAGGATCTCTTTCGCCAGCACTAACTACCTCTGTCTTATCAAAGTTAAAATCTTTTCCATTATATTGTGTAATTAATCTTTTAAATTCACTCACACGATCACTACCTGCAATCATATAAACATCTGAATACTTTCTATCTAAAGCATTCTTTAATACTTCCATAAACGTTCTAGTGTTACCACCTGCGGCAACAAACTTTATGTTTCTGTATAAAGGTTGTAGATACTTAATCTTTGTTCGTGCATCTAAAGGATTCTTTGTTCTATCCTGAGATGCACTTACATAGATGATACCATCACCTTTAATTCTTCTGGCAATCGCTTCTACTTTCTGGATCAGTTTTTCATGTCCAGCAGTAGGTGGGTTCATACGACCAAAAGCAAATGCTACTGCCTTAGGTCTTTTACCCTTTGCCAAAAATTCTTTTAGTGTCTTCTTCATCTTCCTAATTTTTTACTACGTCCTAATGGTAGAGCTTGTCTCTTTGTATATACTCCACCTTTCTTTGCTTCCCATTCCACTGTTACTTCTTTTGCCTTTGTGTTGTTTTGAAAAGACTTAACTGCTTTTCTAAACGACATTGATTCAATATTCTTAGGCTCTTCACCTGCTTCATAAAATGTATATTGTCTTAACTTGCTCATGCTACTTTACTTGTTCCTTTATCCCAACGTTTTGCAGCTGTGAAATTAGCTGCAGAAAACTCTAGTCGATCAACTAACTTTCTCGCTGTACCTTTACCATCAACTACTACGTAACCTTCTGGATTAGTTACTTCTAATCCGTTACCTTTGACAACAAATGTACCAATCGATGTTGCTTTGTTTAGTTTATCAACGACAACTTTCTTTGCACGTTGTATTGTTTTGTATGTTGCTATCGCAAAGTAAACCTGTTCACCTGCACGATCTATAAATCTTAGACCGTCTTCAAGTATTTTCTTATACTTATCTTTCGATTCTTGTCTCTTAACTTTATCTATAGCTGCACCAACTTTACCTTCATAGTAGTTTCTAAAACCTGATACTGCTTTTGTAGTTGTTGGTACGTCTTGCATTTGTCTAATAAAAGTATTTAGATATGTCTTTAAATTTAAACCTACCGAATAATCCGATAGGTCTGTTTGCATTTTATTTAATAATGATGTTGACTTCTTCAATGAACCTCTTGCCATGTTTAACATTTTAGTAAGTTGTTCACCCTCACCTAAAGTCATCATCACATTACCTGTTACATCTTTGTACGTTGCATCGTCAAACCATACATTGGGAGAACGTCTGAGTTTCGATACATCTGCACCAAAAGATGCTTTTAACTTGTCGATAGATGAGCCTCGATATGTTGTGTGAAAGATAATTCCTAATTTTGCTCTTGCAATTCTACCACCTAGACCAGTCTTCTCTGGCACTGTATAAACAATTGTATTTGGTTGAAATGAAATCACTTGTTCTTTTTTACCAGATGCTGAAGTTATACCTCTAGTCTTTTTTAACTTTTGTGTAAACATAAGATCGCCTTGTAGAATACCTTTGAAGTTTAAAGGTTTCAAATATAATAGACACTCTCTTAAAATGTTTGCAACTTCGCCTGTGTGATTTCTTTGAATATCTGCTGGTGTGTAATTAATCTTTGGTGTTTTATTGAATAAACTTTTTGTTGCAACAAAGAACTTACCATTTGATGGATCGATTCCAGCAACAATCGCTGGTGCGCCATCCCACTTCACAGTAAGATTAACTTTCTTGTTTGATGAACCTTGTAGCATATCACGTAACGCATCTAAAAAGTTTAGAGCATTCTCTCCACCTTTTGCACCATTCAGAATAATATCATCTTCTAAATGTTCTAAGTGTGTGTTTGCGTCTTCTAATAAAAGTTCCATTACCAACTTATCCTATTGTTAAAACTTACGTCTGGTTCTATTGCCATAAACTTAATCAATGCTTCCCAAGACTTACTAACTAATTCTTTTACTCTATTCCAAAAGCCTTCGAACCAATTAGCAACTTTGTCATATGCTCTCTTTATAACATCCATTATACCCTCTGTCAATAAGTCTGCATTTTTAATTTCTTCTTCTACAACCATCTTAACACCTAGACCAACTGCTGACCAAAATGTATAGTAACCAGTTTTGCCTTTTGGATTTGTTGGTGATTTTAATTGTGAAGATGTATTTTGTGTAGACTTAAATTTAACATCTGGTCTAACTTGTTTTGCAATCTTCTTAACGTATGGGTCATTCATTGATTTAACTCTATGACCTTGTGCATTTCCATCATAGTCTGTAACTAAGAAGTAATCAGCTGTACCTTCGCTGTTATCAAACTTAGTACGACCTGTCATTGCTTCATATGTAAATGCTTGTGCAAATCTTGGATTCGCATTAAATATTTTTCTTAAATCTTGTTTAAATGCTTTGTGAGCTTCATCTGCTTTCTTTAGTATTTCTACTTCAGCAAACTTGCCTGCTTTTTCTAAATCTGTTTTACTACCTTTGATACCCATCTTAGATAAATCTGTTGACGGTAAAAGATTGTCCATCTGTTTACCTAATGCTTTTACTGACTTGTCTAAAGATTGTTTTGATGTTTCTGCAGCCACATAGAATGTAGCAGAGGCTTCTGCTTGACCACCAGACATGAGTTGAGCATCACCTGTTTTAAGTGATATTCTATCTCTGCCTATTACGAAATCTGTTTTGGGAGTTAGTGTAGAACCCTTTGCACCACCTGGTCCAAAGTATGTGTTCCATTTCTTAGATGCAGGATAAGAGTTCTTTGGAAACTTACCCTTACCTGATAGTCTTAAACTAGATACAATTTTCTTACCAACCTTATCAGAGTTTTTGATAAGACTAGATTTAAATTTAGGACCACCTGCAGCTGCTACGATAACTTTTTCCATATCATAGGCGGCTGTAGTATCGCCTTCTAAAATAAGATTATCAATTAGATAATCTCTAAAATTTTGCATTTTGCACTTCTCCCATGTACAATCTTATACCACATATCCCATTACAAGTCAAGTAAATTCGATAGTAATATTTATAATTCTTTAGTACACAGGAAGTTAGGAATGCCTTGATTATACTTCCAAACTTGATGTTTATTTTGGAAATCTGCTAGTTTTTGTGCGTCTTCTTCAAAGTCATAGACTGCGACAATCCGTTTGGCGTTCTCTCTGACTTGCCAGTAGAGTTCTTTGCCCCTTTTTGCGAGTTTGATAGTGTACTTTAATTTCTTAGAATACACTCTTTTTTTACGAGAAGTTGCCATAAGTATTACCTTTGTTCTTCTTTATATATGATTCGAGGGCATCTTCATCGTTCTCCTCGACTTGTTGACCAACTAAAGTTTGTGCTGATTGTTCAACATCAAATAGTTTCATTCTTGCTCGATCTACACCAATAACAAACTTCTTATTCATTGTAGGATCGTTGTATCTATTCTTTAGTTGTTTTACCATCATCTGACCTGCTTGTTCTAACTCATCGTTAGAGATTAACGCAAACATAAAATCTGCTGTTGCAGGTAGACCAAATGATTCGGAAGTATCTTCAAGGCCAACATCTGTAGACACGAAACCAGTTCTTGTAGTTTGTGTCGCTGTCATAATAGGTAAGTTGGATTCTACAGCCAACCCTCTAAGTTCTTCAGCAATTGCCTTAACATATGTGTAACTATTAACATTGGCACCAGGTTTGAAACGTGAACTAGCACAGATATTGATGTAATCAATAAACACAATATCTGGCTTGAACGTTTTCTTCAAAGCCAATTCATTGATCAATGCTTTGAAGTGACCAGCACCAGCAGAGGCAGTAGGATATTCTTTGATAACTAATCTACCTGTTGTTGCCTCTTTTAATTTTTGTATCTTGTCTGAAAATAATTTCTTGTTTAATGAATGTAAATCATCTGTAGAAATATTAAGTAAGTTTGCATCTATTCTTTCTGCAATTCTTTCCTCTGCCATTTCCATAGTGATATACAAAACATTTTTATTAATCGACAATGCATGTGCAGCCATGTGTGTCATAAACATTGTCTTACCAACACCAGTGCCTGCCAATGCAACGTTCAACGTTTTGTTTGGCAAACCACCTTTGGTAATCTTGTTGAAGTATGATAAATCAAATTCAATACGTTCTAGTTTTTGATGATAGTAATCAAATCTTCTATCAACATCATCTAAATAATCATGGCCAACATGAGAATCAAAAGAGACACCCAATGCATCGCTTAGTATTTCTGGTATCGCTTCTGGTGTCCGTCTTGTATCTTTACGCTCAAGTATTTGAATACCATCCATCACTGCGTTATGTATCGCACGATCTTTACAAAACTTCTCTGTAGTTTCTACTAACCAATCTAAATTAATATCTTCAGGATTCAAAGATTGTATCAAAGAAACAATCTGTTTGTATTCTTCATCCGTAATATCTCTACGGTTCTGAATATCAATCTCTAAAGTTTCTCTGGTTGGAAGTTTGTTATACTGAGTTGTGAATTTAAAGATTTCACTAAACAAAATCTTTTCTAAACGATTTGAAAAGTAATCTTCTTTAATAAAAGGTAATACCTTTCTACTATAATCTTCGTTATGTATTAGATTCTTTAGTGTGGTTCTTTCTATTCTTTCGCTCATTTCATCTCCAGTTGTATGTTTTCATGTAGTATATCACTTGTTAGTTTCTTAAATTCTTCACTTTCAGTATCACAATCTTTTGGATTATGAATTACAGTGTAGTCATATTTAACTCTTAGTTGACCGTCTTCTTCTATAAATTTGACACTGCCATAAACATACTGAACATCTTTGAACGGACCTTCATCAATATTGATTAGATCGTGTTCGTATCTAATATGTTGTACGTATCTATACTTCGGTAGAGCCATAAGAAAATTCTTTTTTAGCAGCTTCTTCTAGTTGCTCCATAATTTCTTTTGTGAAATATTTCTCTGGTTCATTCTGTATAGTTTTCGAATATTGTTTACTGCCATCTGGCAATTCAATTCTTGTTGATACTTGTTTGAAGATACCATATTTTAATGCCAAGTCTAATAGACCATAGTGTCTATCTAAACCTGTTTCATATCTCAATCTTGTATCAACCATTACGTTCTCTTTAGATAATCTACTTTTATGAGTTTTACAATGGATGATGTTACCGATAATATCAGTACCATCTTTTTCTTTTTTCTTAGATAGGTATACGATAGTTGAGGCTGCATACTTCAAGCCTGAACCACCACCCATTTCTTTTTGTGGAAACATTGAACCAATCACATCGTAAGTATGATTAGTAATCACAAGTGGCACTTTCGCTTTACCAAGTTTCAATGTCAACACTCTAAATGCAGCCTTGACAACTTGACTTCGTGTCATGTCTCTTGTTTCTTTACCATCTGCTGTATCTTCAATCTCTTTTGTTGTAGATAACATACCCAAAGAATCTAATACCATAAACAATGGTTTTCTTTTTGATTCATCTATTTCCAAATAAGAATCCAATACTCTTAATGATTGTGTTCTAAATTCTTGTACTGTTGTCACTGGCATGATTGCAATACGTTTTGTATCAATGCCACGACTTTCAACTAAATCTTTTGTTAATGCACTTTCTGATTCGAAGTATACCACGTTGGCATCTGGATTATTATCCAGAAAGTTTTTCACCATTCCTAATACAAAGAATGTCTTACCAGTTGCACTTTCGCCAGCGATAGCTGTGATCTTATTTCCAGGAAGACCACCTTGAAGTGAACCTGATATCAGGCCGTTGAAAATATACGAACCTGTATCAATGAAATTAGCAACGTCACCTGCCTCAACACCATCGTCAACAATGGCTGCAAATTCATTACCAGTCTCTTTGATTATATCTTTTAAAAAATCACTCATTCAATTACTCCATTTTAATAGGGCTATTATACCACATTTTTTACTTTTTGTCAAGGTTTATTTTACTCAACACGTTATTATATATCGATTCTGCAATCGACTTCATCATTAGAGGGGGCACCATTCTGCCTACTCTCTCTGCCTTTTGATTCCACTTACCAGTGAGTTTGAAGTCATCTGGTAGTGACATTATACGTTTCAGTTCGCCTAGTGTTAGTTTTCTAGGTTCATTCCAATGAAACGCACCTGCGTTTGTTTGTCCATTACCCATTGCTGTCAGTGTGGGTGCTGGTGCATATTCTGAAACACGTTTTAAATTAAAGTGATGACCTTTTGGATGATAGTCACCACCAGTCAAAACTTTATCAGGATTAGTCGGCATCTTACTACCTGTGTCTTTCCAATATGCTGTCTTTGTAAACTTCTCAGTTAATTCTTTTACTTCTTCATCATCGTATTGTAAATCAATCAATGCATCTTTCAATGGTATAACATCTGCACTTGGTTCAGGAAATACATTTTGTATTGTCATAAAATTTAAACCAACTTGCTCTGCAATATCATTTCGAATACCTATGAAGATAACTCTCGTTCTTGTTTGAGATACACCATAGTTCTTACTATTCATTACTTGCGAACAAACATCATAACCAATATTCTCAAATTCATTTATAATTTTATTGTAATATTCTTTTGCCTCACCAATCGTTAGACCTGCCACATTTTCTGCAACAATAACTTTTGGTTTGATATCTTTTGCCACTCTTAGAAACTCAAAGAACAAGTCTTCGATGTTTTCAACCATCATACCATCTGAATACTTTTTAGTTTGTCCCCAACCATCTGAATGTTTACCACCCGTAGAATGTGACAGTTTACCGGCCACAGAGAACGCTGAGCAAGGAGGAGACCCGTCTAGTATGTCAATGTCTGTAGTTCCTGCAATGTCTGTAAAATCTTTCGCTGTGAGTTTCTTAATGTCACCAGGTAGAATAGGGGTGTCTGGATAGTTCTCTTTGTATGTATTTTGTGCTTCTTCTACAAACTCATTAATACACAATATCTTACCACCTGCCAATCGATAACCAGTTGATGACCCACCACCACCAGCAAATGTAGAGATTACATTAAACTTGTTTTGTGATGATGCCTCGTTGACATCTTTTAAATTATATGGTTTATACTTACTCAAAAAAACTCTCTATTGTATTCATACCACTTGCATCAACTTTCCAATTGATTGCCTCTAAGATAAACTTCAATGGTTCGAAGAATGACTTTTGGAATTGTGTTTCATAATCAATTACAGAATGAAAGTTAAACTGTGGTGGTAGTTTTGTTAGAAACGAAATCACGTTTGTTTGATGTGTGTTTGGTTTTCTTAACAACACATATTTAATTTTATCACCTTCTTGTATTTCTTGGAATCTTGTTAATAACTTTTTCTCATGTAGTATATGATTATATATCAAACTACCTTTGACGTGCATTGGTGTTGACTTTCTAAAGATAGAGTTTGAATCCATATACTTCTTTAGACCTTTTACTGATCTAGGAAATGCAATCTTCTCAGCAGGCATGTGTTCAAACTCTTGTCTGAAATCATTTACAAATGTTCTTAGTTCTTTTTCTGATTGCGACATAATAATATTTAGCGCTTGTTTAATCTTAGATCGACACACTGCAGGTGTAGAAGATTTAACAGCCTCGATGCCCATAATCTTTAGTTGTGGTTCTGCATACTGAACACCTTCACTATTATGTACATTTAAAATATATCTTTTCTTCGCTGTCCATATACCTTTGTCTGCGATTACTTCTCGTTTCATAAACATTTTCTGTTGATAAGCATTCATGTATTCTGCTAGTTCAGCATAACAAGTATCGATATATGGTTCAACCTTTTCTTCACAAAACTTGTCTAGTGCTTTTACAACTTTAGTTTTATCTAAGTTATCGCCTAGTCTTTTTACAAGACCTGACATATTAATATAAATTGAATCTGTATCTGAGGCAATAATATAATCTTTATCTTTTGTTTTCAGTAAATGATTTAAATAAGCATTCATCTTATTTTCAATCCATCGAATAGCCAATTGACCAGAAGTTGTTATTGCCTCTGCCTCTCTGTGATCATAGTATCTAAAATATTGATTACCAATCGCACCATAGGCTGAGTTCAATGAAATCTTTTTAGAAAACTGTATGATATGATATTTTGCAATATCATTTAATAATTTTTTGTTCTTTGTTTGTTGATATTCTTGTTGTGCTTGTATCATTAATTTTTTATACTTCACACGGTCGTTGTATTCTTTCTCTAACATCTCAGGTAGAAAACCTTGTTTATCAGTTTTATACATTGTGCCATTGGCTGCAATTGCGATGTTATTATCTTTGAGTTTAGATAGATTATATTTCTTATCTAATAGTTTGTCAATCTTCAAATCACTTTGAGAGTTTATGATAGTCTCTGGTGAAATATTATATTGCATAATCAAATGTGGATACAGTGAGTTCAAGTCAAAAGACACAACCCATTCATGCATACCAACTTGTGGGTCTTTAACATATGCACCAACAAGATCAGTAGAACCCTTAGACTTTTGTTTAAGTGGTGGTATAATATTTTTAGATTTAAGATGATTGTAGATTAGACAATCCCAAGTTCTAACCTGTGAATAGATGTCTTCGTAATTTACTTTAGCATTATATGCCATTGTAATACACAGTTCAATCAGTTTTAGTTTTTTCTCTAGTTCATCAACTAGTTCAACGTCAACAATATTATAATCTACAAACGATTGATAGTCATTTGTATACCATTCTTTAAATGTTTCAAATGGGTTCTCATCTTTCTTTTTGCCAAGTTCAACTTCAGCAATATGATCTAGTTTAAAACTCTCATGGTTTTTTACTGTAAGTTTTTTATACAAATCCATGTAGTCTAATTGTGCAACACCAAGTATTGAAAATCTTGCAAGTGTCTTACCCATCATTTCGATTGGATCAGATCGAACAACATTCCATGGTGAAAGTTTTCTAACATCTCTCTCACCCATTAGATTAATAATTCGATTACACATGTATGCCATATCGAATAGTTTACTATTCCAACCAGTGATAATGTCAGGACAATTGTCTTGCCAGAATTTTAGAAACTCATCGAGCATATGCATCTCAGAGTTACAACGAACAAAACTTACATATTCTTTTTTTACAGTATAGTCATCTGTACCCCATACTATAATTTTACCATTGTTATGATTTTTGATTGTGATACAAAGTATTTCTTCGGATGCATCTGCAGGATCAGGAAAACCTTTTTCACATGCAACCTCAATATCGATTGTGAAGATTTTAATTTTCTTTAAGTCGTATTCAATAGAACCAGGGTAATAATCAGACATGTACTGATAATTAAAGCGTTCCATGCCATAGGCGAATCCATGATGGCCTTCATACCTTTGAATAAATTCTTTAGCATCTTTTATACTCTTAAACTGTTTATTAATTAGATACTTGCCATCTAAAGACTTGTATCTAGTTTTATCTTTGTATAAATGATATAGTGTCGGTTGATAATACAATCGATCATCAAATCGCTGACCTGCTTGTATTCCCCTTACAAGTATTTCATTACCATACTGTACTACGTTCGTATAAAAATCAATCAAGGTATTTGTACTTCAATTCCATCATGTTCATCGTGTAGTATAACTTGACAACCACAACGACTTTTGGTTTCATTATATTTTTCAACATACTCTAAGACAGTTCTTTCAGGACCATCTTCATCAACAGGTTCTATTTTATTTATCCATGCATCATCTACGTATACATGACAAGTTCCACAAATGGCACTGCCACCACAAACAGCTTCGATGCCAGGAATGTATTGTTTGCTAGAATGAAATCTTGCAGCCTCCATGACCGAAGTATCTGCAGGTACATCCACTGTTTCAATAATAGAACCTTGTTTATCTTTGAAAGTTATCTTAGGCATTTAACATCCTCATTATAACAGGTTTAGACTTAAAAGTCAAGGGTTAAGTATCGTTTTTGTCTTCTTTTTCTATATAATCTGATAGAACGAATTTTCTATTTGGATTTACTGCAACTCTGAATAAAGACAATAAGTCTCTGTTAATTAGAATAGTGGATTTGGCATCCTGACTTGTTAGACCAAATGGTGTCTTTGGATACACTCTGTTGTTGAATTTAATATCTATCTCAACGATTGGTCTTGTCTCTTTCATAGTCACATGTTCTGGACTAGAGATGCCGATAACTTTGTGTTTGAATTTTTTACCTTTGTATTCCCATCTTGCTACTTTGCCATCGTGTTCTAATTTGTCTACTGCAAACATCGATGCTTTTGTTCCATTACCTGTATCAAACTTCGCACGTATTGGACCAACTCCATCGATTTCAATTCTTTCGATGTAACCACTTTCAAGTTGGAACGATGGTTTTCTTCTATTTGATTTTTGAACATACTTCATAATATTAGTCATAATACCTTCATTAGACATACTTTCACTTGGTGTCTGTTGTTTAATATTATAACCCATGTAATTAG